TCTAAATGTTTTATTTTTAATTTTTGTCTATTATTAATATATTCTTCAGATATTAGAATATATCCATTTTCTTTTTCTATAATATTTTTAACCTCTGTATAAGTAAATTTTTTACCCATTTACATTCAACTCCTTTTTAAGAATTTCTTCAATATTATTAAATTCTATATAAGGTATTCTAATAAGTTTTATATTATTTTCCTTACAATAATTATTCTTAATATTATCATGATTTTTAATAATATTTAATTTATCTTGACTATTTTTATATCTACTTTCTTTATAATGTAATTCACCGTCATATTCAATAAGTATATTATAATCCTCTAAATAAAAATCAAATGGTAATACTCTTTTATCTTTACAATCTTCAAAGCATTTTTGTTCAATAAAACCAATATTATTATTTAATAGAAAAGTTCTTATAATATTTTCACCTTTTGAAGAACTACATTTAGGACATCTATTATTATTATTTTTAAAGTCATTAAATCTCATTTCAAATATATTATTACATTTTAAATGCTTTATTTTAATTTTACTAATTGTATTTACATATTCTTTAGAAATTAATTCATAATCATCTATTTTATTAAAGAATTCTTGAATATCTTCAATAGTATACTTATGTTTAGTTCTAGTACAGTTACAACGATGATTATTATAAAGATAATTTCCAGGTCTTACATTATAAATATTGCCACAAGTTTTATGTAATAGATTTACATTAGTTTTAAGATTAATAAAATCTCCTATTAATACATAATCATCGTCTAATTTATTAATAAAGTCTTCTTTAGTCATTTTCTTAACTGTTTTATTAGTTTTTCCATCATTTTTATTCTTACAGTAAGGACATTTATTACCTAATAAGAAATTATTTAATCTCATTTCAAATATATTATTACATTTCAAATGTTTAATTTTAATCTTTTCTTTATTATTAATATATTCTTCCGATATACAAATATATTCACTATTATATTTATCATGAATCATATTTTTAACTTCTTCTATAGTATATTTTCTTGACATTTTATTTTTCTCCTTTTATATTCTCTTTAAGAATGTTTTCAATATTATCGAATTCAGTATAAGGAATTCTAATAAGTTTTATATTGTTTGTTTTACAATAATTATTCTTAATATTATCACGTTTTTGTTGTTCTTCAAATTTTTCACCATATCTAAAAGTATTCTTAGAATAATGTTGTTCTCCATCATATTCTATACAGATATTATAATCTTCTAAGTAAAAATCAAATGATAAAGTTCTTTTATATTTACAATCTTCAAATTTATATTCAGACTTATGATTTATATTTAATTCATTTAATATAGAATCTATTTTTTCATTACCTTTAGATCTTATAGTACATATATTACATCCACAACCTTTTAAAAGATTTATAGGATACCCTTCAAAATAATGACCACACTTTCTACTATACATTAATATTTTAGTTTTATTATTTTTATAATCTCCTATAACTTCCATTTCATCATTAAATATTCTTTTAATATCATCTTTAAATTCTTCAGTAGTTTTAGTTTTTAATTTAGTTCTATTTATTATAGCACATTTATGACATTTTTTACCTGCTTGAAATACATAAAGACTTCTTTCAAAGATATTATTATTACATTTATTACAATTATGTCTTATTAATAAATGCTGTCTATTATTTAAATACTCTTTAGATAATAAAGTATATTCACCATTTTCTTCTATAATATCTTTAACTTCTTTATAAGTTAATTTTCTAGGCATTAATATTCAACTCCTTTTTAAGAATCTTTTCAATATTACCAAACTCTGTATATGGAATCCTAATAAGTCTTATATTATTTACTCTACAATATTCATTTTTAATTTCATCATGTTTTTTAGTAATATTTAATTTATCCTGATTATATTCTTCATCATTTTTATATCTAGCTTTATTATAATGTAATTCACCATCATATTCTATACAGATATTATAATCTTCTAAATAAAAATCGAACGGTAAAGTTCTTTTATCTTTACAATCATTGAAACGCTTTTGCTCAGTAAATTTAATATTATTATTTAATAGAAAAGTTCTTACATTATTTTCTCCTTTAGATGCTTTACATTTAGGACATCTATAATTATTATTCTTAAAATCATTTAATGACATTTCAAATATATTATCACATGATAAATGCTTAATTTTTAATTTTTCATTTTTATTGACATATTCTTTAGAAATTAGTTCATAGTCATTTATTTTATTAAAATACTTTTGAATATCTTCTATTGTATATTTATGCTTAACTCTAGTACATTCACATCTATGATTATTATATAAAAAATTATCGGGTCTTACATTATAAATATTACCACATGATTTATGTAATAAGTCTACATTAGTTTTTAAATTAATAAAATCACTGACTAACTCATAATCATTATCTAAACGTTTAATAAAATCTTCTTTAGTCATTTTAGTAACTGTTTTATTAGTTTTTCCATCATTTTTATTCTTACAGTAAGGACAACGATTATTATTATTTAAAAAATTACCACTTCTCATTTCAAATATATTATTACATATATTATGCTTTATCTTAATTTTCTCTTTATTATTTTTATATTCATTTGATAAACAAATATATTCTCCATTATATTTATTATAAATCATTTCTTTAATATCATCAATAGTATACTTTTTTGACATTATAAATCAACTCCTTTGCTTAATAATAATATAAATATTTAAACTTTAATGAAAAAAAAAATACCCCCTAATTAAAGGGGGTACATTGAAGTTGTTAGATAGAATAAACTCGTTCGAGTTTTTCCATACCTTCAATATTTCCTTCAAGAGCATAACGCTCCCAAAGATTTTTGATGGCTTCAGTTGCAGGCTTTTTATTTCCTGTCATGTTACGGATATTCTCCGCCATTTTTTCATCCTGCTTTCTGTTTGCTTCAAAGACCTTGTTCAGGTCACTCATCATGTTATTGTTGTTCATTTCAAAGATATTGTTCATTTTTTTTTCTCCTTTAATAAAATTAATTTTTTAGGCGTATGTGAATAATATAACGACACTCTACAATTCAATTTAAAACAGCTTGATGAATATGTAAGAGTGCCGTTATTTTTTATTGTTTAGATTATGATGTTTTCATAACCATAAACTTTACCGTACCGACAAGGGCTTCAAAGTCTTCTTCATTGTCGATAAATCTGCGAATGGAAAGCACTGCGGTAAAATCTTCATTAACTCTAACCAGATGGCAGAGATTACCGTTTCCGTAATACTTTTCATTCATAAGAAGATTTACATCCTTCTCCTTAACGTTAAAGAAAAGATCTGCTACAATATAGTCATTATTTCTTCCTCCCTGAATTGTAACCATATTGCGAGCTTCATCATCTTCAATGACGATTCCTACAAACCAGTCATCATCGTTATCGTTAAAGGATTTTACAGTTCTTATGTCCTTTTCACCTGTTGCAGCAACTTCTAAAACTCTTTTTACAATCATTTTGAAATCTTCAACAGAATTAATAGTAAACATAATAAACTCCTTTTGAATATTAACTTGTACTATTTACCTACTCTTTTCTCATGTATATTGGTATTATATCTTTTCAACCATACATGTTTTTCGGGAACATACAAATTTCTAGTAATAAGGCTACTAGATTCATACTCATCCTTATTTGAATAGAATATAAATTATTCTTATTCACAATTATAATATATATTCAGCATTATAATTAAATACAGTCAATAATTTTTACTAAAAAAAAACGCACCATTACAGTACGTTTTTTAATCATCAATATCATTCTCCTTTCCACACATTTTATTGATTAATCTTTTGAATACAGTCTATACACATGTTCACCTTCACTTTCTTTAAGACATACTCCACCATTAATGATGGAAATGACATAAAGCTTTTTATCCATAATGAGATTAAGAAGACTTGATGTTGCGTTTGTTATTCTCTTAGAATAATCGATATCACGATCAACGCTAGCACAATAACGGCGAATATCGTCACTTTCATGATCATACTCCTCAATACAATCTATAGACTCATCATAAGATAAATCATAGATCGTTTTTTCTCCATTATCTTTTTCAAGAATAATGGAATTGGATAAGATTAAGCTCTTAGCCATATTTTCATCCAATTTGATTTCGGGTATTTCAGCTAAGCCTTCTTGAGTGTTTTTCATATTAGCATGTAGCTGATAAGTACTCAGGATAAGCGGAAGTTGAAAAGTGAACATATTCACACATTTTTCTTTACTCTCTTTAGCCCGATTAGTCATAATGACCTCCAAGATATATTTGTACTAATTTACCTTTACTCTGTTATCTCTTATATGGTATATATCTTTTCAACCAAGAGTTTCTTCGAAGGGAACATACAAACTCCAATATTTATTTAAGTGCTTATTGGATTTAATTATCTACACTAAGTATGAATATAAGTAATTAAATACTTTATTCGCAATTATAATATATATTCAGCATTATAATTAAATACAAAAAAAAAAATACATAAGCTTATTTAAAATAAGCTTATGTATTAAATTAAAATTTATTTATTTTAGATTACATTAAGTACAACTTCAATGTAATTACATATTGAATGAATTTCTTTATTGATTTCTTCATTTGATAAAGTAAGATTAAAATCATGTGTTAAACTATGTTCACAATCAATAAGATAAAGATTAATATTAGAAGAAATTTCTTCCCCTTGTTTAAACATATTATAAATTCTTTCTGAATCAAGTTTTTGATGAGCAAACTGAAGGCTAGATGTTTTAGAAAAACTATAAATAAATGAAAAAACATCTTTTTCAATACATACATGCTTATAAATCATATTATTAGTTTTTATATTATTTTCTTCATAAATATAAATTTTCTTATCACTCTTTATACAAGATGCAATCATAACACTTACAAAAGCTTCAAAATCTTTTTTACATTTAATTATCATAATAACTCCTTTTAAAACACTAATTCAATATAATTTTTAACTTTCTCAATTTCTGAGATAAGATTCTTTTTATAAATTTGATATCGAGATAGTAATATATTATTAAATTCTTTATCATTTTGATAGTTTATTTCCGTTATTAATTCGTCAATAGTATCACCAATAGTATCGCTATTATCAGTAATTGATATATCTTTTAGTTTAATATCATTAAAATTATTTACACTATGATTTTTTTTATTAATTAAAAGAATATGTTCAAATGTAATATATTTATCATCGCTATATTCTTTAAGAGAAAATATAAATAAGTTTTTTCCAATAAAAATATAATAATCATTAATATTAGCTCTAATTATAATAGAATTCATTTCAATTGATGATACTCTTTTAATAACTGCAGTAGAAATTTTATTAACTACCTCATAAAATTCTTTATTTGTAAATTTTTCAATTCTTTCTTCCATGACAATAGTCCTCCTAAAATTTATTATATAAATTAAAATTTGTTTAATAAAAAGGTATAAGCTTTTAAAGCTTATACCTTTTATATATCATTCAGATGCTGTAGACTCTTCTGGTACTACATTAATAAAGAAGATATTATGAGAAGGATATTCCTTACCTTCCTTAAGATACTCATTCTTTACAACAAGACCAAGTGTCTTAGTATTATCTTCAATTTCCCACTTAGAATTTTCACTCATAAGTGGCTTAAGTGTATCATATACTGTAGATCTTACAGCATCAATATCTTCAAATTCCACGTTATTAAGTGCTGGCTTAAGTACTCTTAGAATAAGAGAATTAAAAGGGTTCTTCTTACCACTTTCCTGCTTTGGTTTCATAAACTTGATAAATGTCTTCATATGAATTACTCCTTCATTATTATTAATTTTGTACATATTAAGGATCTTTTTCTTATTATCATTACAGATAGTGTAAGTAAGACTCTTAATTTTCAATGTAATTACACCAGCTTTGCTGATGGTTTTAGTGATAGTATCATCATTAAGACTATTAGTAGCTTCTAGAAAACTAGCTAGCTCATTAGAAATCTTAAAATCAGTACCATCCACTTTAAGAATTGAATCATTTTCATTTTTAATTAGATTTACCATTTTATTTACTCCTTTAAAAATATTCATTTTCTTAATACTATTTTGTTATAATAGTATTTAAAATTTAATTTTAATTAAACATTGAGAAGTTTTTCATTTATAAGTCTACCATTATAAATATAACAAATTTCACCTACACCTAAGCTTTCAATCATTTTTCTGCAAATAGGACAAGGTTTACTATTTCTATATTCTCCATTAGCTTTTTTTGAAAGAACAAATAATGTAAGACTTTTAAAATCAATTTCTTTGTCTTCAATGAAACTTTTAAGACAATCAACTTCTGCATGTCTTTTGTCTATATAGTTATCATTATTTATAATTTGTTTTCTGAACTTATTTTGAATAGGATCAGTTTTATCAGAGTTTATACCCTGAGAAATTAATGACTTACCTTTAAACAAAAATGCCATCATAGTAAGTCTTGAGTAAGAAGATTTATTATTATTATAAATTTTCTCACACAGTTTTATTTGTGATTTAGTCATTTTATTTCACTCCTTTTTATTTAATCACATATAAATAATATATAAATAAAAAAATTAGAAAAAAAAATCACCTCGCATTCATAAGAAGCAAGGTGATTATAATTTTAGTAATTAGTCCTTATTATATGTCAAGTACACAGAACCATTTCTGCTAACCTTAAAGAACATGGTGTTGTTCGGTGCTATATAAATAAGTACATCATCCATAATATTTCTTTCATATGTAGGAGTAAACTCCTTTACCATATAATAGAATTTATCGCTGTCAGTTAATGTTTCCAACACAGTTCCATAGTCTGTGTCAAACACCAATGCAGTTTTACCGTTTCTTACCTGAATGTTTACAGTGCTTCTTTTAAGAATATCAAAGAACTTACCAGTTATAAGTTCTTCTTCTCTTCTATCGCTGTCAAGAAGATTCTTAATGAAAGCTACGCCTTCAGCCTGTGTGTTAAAACGATTAGTGATAGTTTTTGTTGTAGTCATAATGACCTCCAAGATATATTTGTACTAATTTACCTCTACTCTGTTATCTCATATAACGACCCTATCTTTTCAGGTCATGAGTTTCTTCGAGGGAACATACAAACTCTAACATTTATTAAAGTGATGTTAGATTTAATATCGTCACTAATACTTCAATAATATGAAGTGAATATAAGTAATTATTTACTTTATTCACAATTATAATATATATACAATTATATAGTTTAATACGATTTATATAGGAAAACAAAATCTTATATTTGTTATATTTAATTGAAAGGAGTGATAGCTTTGAAAAAGAGTAAATATTTTAATTTATACTTTAATGAAGAAGGAGAAGAAATGGCTGAAGGAGATCCTAATGCTGAAGGTGCAGCACCTCCACCACCTCCTGCCATGTTAGATATAGAAGATACTGATAGTGATACAGATAAAAAGTTTCCTGAAGAAAAAGATGGAACTACTCCTGAACAAGATTTATTAAATTTTACTAATTATCAAAAATTACAGTATTTTAAGAAATTTAATAATCTTTTAGAACTATTAGAGAAAACTAAAATAACATTTAATAATTCAAAACATTATATCACTTTTGATGAAATTAACGATGAAAATCAACATAAAATTATTAACCTACTCATCTCTTCTCTTGAAGAAACAACTGAGCAAATTAACTTTTTCTTAGAAAAAGGCATATCAAGTGTTAATATAGATAAAACAAGAGCTATATTTAATGCTATTGTCAAAAAAATAAATATCATTATTGATTCATTTGAAAATGTGATGAGAAATGTTAAACAAGAAAATGATGAAAATAAAAATAAATGAAAGAAGGTATTTTAAATGAAACTAGTAAAGCTTTTAGATAAGCCATTATCTGCTGTAGCTGGAATCGTAGGTATTCCAGAGAGTGAAAAGATTACTTTAAAAGAATCTCTTTTAGTATCTAATGATCGTTTTACTCTTTTACAGTTTAATCATGTAAGAACTCTTCTAGTTAAGGAATTTTCTGAAAATGCAATTGCTAATTTAGGTGAATTTGACAAGAATAAGACTTATGTAATTAAGGAATTAGTTAAGCCATCTGAATTTGAAAGCTTTGATCCTTCAAAGTATGAAATTGGCGATTACATTTTTGTTTATGCAGAACCAGAAGATGAAGATGGTAAGACTTTAGTACATCCAGGCGAACCTCCAAAGATGAGAAAGCCTGAAGTTGGTTATAAGTTTACTCTTCAAGAATTTGTTGATGCAAAGAATGAATTTGATAAGGCTGTTAAGGAATATGAATCTGATTTAGAATCTTATGAAGAAGCTGTTAAGAAATTTATCACTGAGGGTGAAGGTAGTAAGACTGAATTTGGTTACTTAGTTCAGATTGTAAGTAGTACACAATATAAGGTTATTGCTGACTTCTCTTTTGAAACAACTAAGGATACAGCACAGTTTGGTGTTGAAGGTAAGTTACCAAAGGATGTTGCTACTAAGGTAGTAGTTGCTCTTGGTGGCTTTGCAGAAGATGATTCTATTAAGGGTATGACTATTACAGATATTATTACAAAGGCACTTGGCTTAGAAGAAGAGGAAGATATAGTTGGAAAGCTTCTTCCTGAAGATTCTGATGAAGAAGATTCTACTTCAAGCAATTCTGCTTCAGAATAATAAATATATTCCGATAATGAAAAATTCATTATCGGAATTAAAATAATTATAGAAAGGGGCAAATAACAATGAAACTTGTTAAAATTATGCGTGATTTTGATATTCCTCTTAAGGAAGATGTCACAGCTATATTTTCTAAAGATTTAGAAAAAGTTCTAAATTCTGAATATACTTTAATTTCAGATCAAAAGTATAGATTATTACAATTTGCTGGTGTTAAGATTCATGTTTATGATGAATTTAATGAAACAGAAGCTTCTAATATGGGTTTATATTGGTCTAATATGGCTCAGCAAGGTTATGTTATTGTAGATCATATTATTAAGCCATCTGAATTTAGTGAAGAAGAGTTCGATCTTTCTAGCTATAATGTAGGTGAAAATATTTTCTTCTATGTTCAAAAACCAGATGAAGAAATTCCAGAATATGACCCTGAAAAAGTTTTAGAAGAAGCTACTTCTTATTATGGTATCACAGCTAGTGATACTGCTTCAACACAGTCTGATGATATTATTAAAAATTATACTGAAGAAATTGAAAGAATTACTGCTTTATACAAAGATTATAATGAAGCTTTAGAGAGTCCTTATTTTGGAATGTTAGGCACTGTTACAACTACTAAAGAAAAAGTTAAGGAAATTGACACACCACCTCTTGTTATTTTTGGTGAAAAGAAATTATTAATTAACTTTATTGCAAAACCTGTTACAACTAAGGATGTAGCACAATTTGGCGTTGAAGGCAAGTTACCAAAATCTGCACCAAGTTTAATAACTACTAAGATTGGTGGTTGTGTTGTTGGTGATTCTATTAAGAATACTTCATTAGAAGATATCATTACAAAGTTATTTATATTAGAATCTGAAGAAGATGAAATTGGTACAATTAAATCTACTAAGAGTTCTTCAACTGAAGAAACTGAATAAAAAAAAATATCCCTAATACCTTAAACGGTATTAGGGACTTTTATTTAAAATACAATTGTATTAATTGAAATTAAATCAACATCATTATGATAAATATTATTAGAATAATTATCTTTAAAATTCTTCCATAAATAATTAATTTCATCTGCAGATAATTTTTCATTGAAAACAAAAATTGGATTATGTTCTATTAGATCTTTAATCTCTGCATAATTAGTTGGTTCAACACTCTTTACACAGAATGAACTATTTTTACCTAATAAAATACTATCTTGCTTATTTGTATTTTCAATACTAAATACAGCTTCTAGAAAATAATTATTGCTGTATTCATCATCTTCATTTAAATGAGCATACTTATTAAGCTCTTCTTTAAATTCTTCAATTTCATTAGCAGATTCATCAATTATATTTGTTTCTTTTTCATCCTTCAGCTTTTTACGCTCTTTTTTCTTTTCTTCAATGGCTCTTGGATAATCCTGCTTTATTTTAGTATTATTAAATGTATCTAAATCATCCTTAACTGTATCAAGAGAAGAAATTATTAATTGCATGGTACTTGTTAAGCTATAAATAGTCTGCTTTAGATGTTCTACATAATACTCAATTTCCAGCATAGTCATATTTTTAATATCTTTACTAAGCTCTTCATTATTCAATAAAAACATAAAAATTACTCCTTTATAAAATTATATCAAAAAAAAAATTATGACGTATGATATTTTAAATTAATGTTATCATACGCCATAATTAATAAATTTATTATATGTTATTTCTTTTTATTCTTTTTAGTAGGATTTTTTAACTCATTTAAAAGTTCTTCATCTACTTGTTTGGCTTCTTCTTCTGTCATATCAACAAAAGTAAGAACTGGCTTTTTATGTAAAATATTACACCAAGCCTTAATACGGTCTATACCTAATTGACCTTTCTTTCTGAGACTATAAATCATATTATAACCATTATTCTGGCTTTTAATATCATAAATATCTTGAGTTGTGATTCCTGAGTTATTTATTAAATTCTTCAATGAAGCTTTAAATTCATCATCGTTTTCATTAATGACAAAAGTAATTGTTTCATTAGTTTTAGCTACAGTCTTTTTGTCAGATGTTTCAGACGTACCACAAACTTCTGATGCTTCATCAAATAATGAATCTAACTCATCATCCAATTTGATGTCAATCATTAATATTCTTCTCCTTCATCATCTAAATCGATTTCCATATTTTCAGCTTCAGCAAGAATATCATTTAAAGATACTTTTTCAGTCTTCTTAACAACATTCTTCTTTGTACTTCTCTTTGGAAGTTCTTCTTTAATTTCTTCCTTTTCTTCAGCTTCTTCATCCTTCTTTACTGTAGCCATCGCTTCTGAAAGAGTCTGTCTTCTCTGAATCACAGGCTTCTTAGTAACAGTTCTTGAAGGAATTTTATTAGAATAAGTAGGTCCTGAATAACTATTAGCTGAAGATTCATCATTTAGAATTTGATATAGAAGTCCCATAATAGAAACAAGTCTTCCATCTAATTGACTATTATAATTTTTAATAGTCATTACAAAAGTATAAAAAGTACTTAATGACATTTCTTGCTCATACTGTTCTTCTTTAGGTGTTTCTATACCAAGCATAATACCATTATAAGTATTTTTATTATCCTCAGTACTTAGCATTAAAGGATATACATAACTAATAGTACCAAGACTATCAATAGCCCCAAAACCTGAACCATCATCATTATATCCAGTATGAATAATAAAGTCTTCAAATTCTTTGTTAATATCATTTTTTCCATAAATTCTTTTAGCATTCTGACTAATGTAATCATAAGAATATTCAATGAAATCTTTGAAATTTTCAAGTGAAGTATTATTCATCCAAATTTCCTTATTAAAGAACTTTTTATTTTCGTCATAACCTTTATAAGAAAGAGCTAAATAAGAGTTATAATTAATTTGAAGCTGATCAAGCTTATCTAAATTAGAATACTTACCTGATTCATAAGTATTATAATAATATGAATCTCTTCTCATTTCATTAGATGGAGTTTTAGTTCCATTCTGGATGACAGTGTTTAAAGACATATGACCAACTTCGAATACCTTACCGTAAATTTTTTCAATAGAATTTTTCATGTTATTTTCCTCCTGAGAAATAAATTATTTATTGATATATGTGAAAAGATCTTTAAGAATAAGATCTTCTACAACTATAGTAATGTAAGAGAATAAAGATTTTATTTCTTCATTATCTTTTAAATCTTCTAGTGATTTTTTAACAGATTCGTCACAAATAATTTCATAACGCTTGTCTGGATCACAGAAAATATTAGTAATATTAGCAGTTCTAACAGTGTAATCCTTAAAGAAATCTTCACCCATAAAATTAAGGAATAAAATTTCTTCGAAGGAGTCTTTGAAGATTAAATTTAAATTTTTATCTTCACTTTTATTAAAATATTTATCTAAATATCTGTTAATTTTATTGCGAATTTCTTCGTCTTCATTAACGAAAATATTTATATTTGTACTTCCCGTGTTATCAATTTGATTAACTAATTCTAATGTAGCTAAATTAGCATCAGCAGCTGCTAAACCTTTGAAATAACTCTTCTGAGTTAATTTCACATATTCTGATTCTGGAAGATCAGATGAGACTTTATCATGTAAAGTTTCAATATAAAGAATATGGCTATCACTATCAGTTAAAGCCATCTTCCATATTGAAGTCTTCTTAATATCTTTTAGATCATAATATAATCTAATATATAGATTCTTCATATTATTACCATCCTTTATTATTTGAATATTTTAAATTCATGAGTCCATAAGTATGACCTACTTCATCAACAAATGTTTTAAATATATCGTCAATTATAGTTTTATTTGCTAATAAATCTTTCTCTTTAACAATATCTGATTCATATTGATTTAACTGATTTAAAGCACTGTCAATATTTTTTATAGCAGTGCCAACTCTAGGATGAGTTAATCTAAACCAAAAGTTATTACTTTTATTATAAAGAATACTTTTCTCTTTTTCAAGAGTAATCTTTTCTTTATCAAAAGTATCTAAAACTAAATCAACTATATTTAAATAATTTTCATAATCAGTTTTAGTAATTGTTTCACTCACAAAATCAATTTCAGCAAATGAAACATTAACTGTCTCACTATGATTTGTTACATTTAATAAAGTAGGATTTTCTACCTTATAAACTAGTAATACGTTATGCTTATCAATATTATAAACAATTGAAAACTTATTAATGTTTTCTTTTGTTAAACCAATAATAGCATTACACTCTTTATTAAAATCAATATTACACTGATCGAGCATAAAGCTCATTTTTTTACTTAATTCTAAAAAGCTATTAACGGTTTCTGATTTTGTCATTACAGTTTCCTCCTTTTTATTGTTTTCTTGTTTATACCAATCTAGATATTTATTAATAATATCTTTATCGTAATAATTAACTTCTAAATTAGCCATAATTTCCTCCTTTTCACATTTATAATATATGTTTATTTATTTTTTATAAAAAGATTCTTGGCTAAAACTTCATAAACTTTTTTCTTAGAGTTTGTTTGCCATTTAATAGCGTCAAAACCAAAATCATTAACATCAATAAAAATAACCTCTTTATCTGGAATTTTTCTTAATCTACCAACTACCTGAATTAATTTAGTATCAGATGAAAAAGGAACTGTATTGATTAATACTTGAAGATTCTTTACATCCATTCCTTTACTAAATGATTTATCTGTAGTAAGTATTATATCAGTTGTCTCAAGAATATCTAATTTTTCTTTTTTATCAGTATTACCTGTAAATTTATTTACTGTTAATTTATATCCTTGATCACTTACATATTTTACTAGATTATTATAAAACTTATCAAGAAGTGATAGAGTTCCAAATAATATAGCCATTTTCTTTTTCTTTCTATTAGCTAAAACTGTTTTAAAAATTATTTCATATAAGAATTCTTCAAACTGGTCATATTTATTTTCTTCAAGATAAGAACAATATCTAGCCATTGAAAAACCATATTTAGTAGAACATTTTGTTTGATCTGTTAATGATGGTTTTGAATTCCAATTATATAAAATAATATTGTGATAATTCTCTTCTTTTTCTACTGAATCTGAAAAGAACTTTTTAACATTATAAAATATTTTTTGATATACTTTATCTTCCTTTGGATCACTTCTCTTAGGCGTTGCAGAAAGATAAATACTTCTTATATTTGAAATCATATCTATTTTAAAAATAGATCTGTATTCAATATGAGCTTCATCAAATATTTTTAATGTAATTTTTATTTTATTAAACAAAGAACTAATTAAATTTGAATTATTTGTATTTTTAATATTATTAGTCAATGTTCTATAACAACAAATAAAGAATTTAATCTTTAGAATATCACTATCATCTTTTTCCATTAATTTATTAATAGATGGAGTTCCAGAAATATAATAAATTTCTTCTTCTTTAGTATCTGTATATTCTAATATTCTTTCTTTCCATTGCTGCCCTAATGAATCTTGATCAACAAAAATAATAGGTCTATCACAATTATCAACTATATATCTAACCGCACAATATGTTTTACCATCACCTGTTTTCAAACATAAGTATCTTTGCATAGGTCTATATAGATGTCTAATATTTTCTTTTTTATTCAAAAAGTCTAAAGCCTTTTTTTGAAGATCATTCTTAAAATCATATTTCATATTAATTCTGTCAACACGTCTGTTTGCATTCATATAGCTTTCACAAATATTACGTCTATCTACAATTTGATATGTTGGGTACATTAATTTTAATTCGTTTTTTGTGTAACTTGTTGGAATAATTAATCTATTATTTATTTCATCTTTTATGAAGGCTTGAAAATCATATGAATGTGTAACTTCATTCCAAACACTAAAAGAGTTTTCAATCTTAGAATTTCTTTCTTCATAAGGTTCAATAACTATTCTAGTAGGAAATAAAGTAATTTTACGTTCACTTATTTCAACCATATTTAACCTCCGAATTTTATAAATTTAAATATAAATTTGTTAGATTTAAATTTAAATTTTAAGTCGAAAGAAGGATTATTCCCTCTTTCGACCTCTTTAAAATTACTTCAATAGTACATCGTAGTTAGAGTAACCTCTCTTATCTAATGTACCGTATTTATCAAGTAACAACTGATCCTTGATTCTCTCAAATAGCAATGGCTTAGAAATACTATTTGAACAATAATGAATAGCATCAGGAACAGAATAAAGTGTATATTCAGGAAATTCCTTATTAGTAAATGATTCTCTATTTCCTTCTACTTTCATTAGATTCTTAATTAGAACACCAATATGAATATAATCAGTTTTACTTTTACTTTCAATAAGAATTTCTACAATCTTATTAAACAATTCAAATGCATCATGAGATTTAATAAACTCATTCTTTTCAATAATTTCTTTTAACTTAAGCATAGGACCAGATAATGAATTATTTTCAACTGAATAATTAAAAATATAATCAAAGTCTTTTAGCTTTTTACCTTTAACTACATATTTATCTAAATCTTTATTAACATCTGAAGTAATTAGTTCATTAATCTCTGGATTAACATTAAATAGAATTTGATTTTCAATATCAATTATTTCATCACCATCTATTACAGTAATAGTTCTTACTTCATATTCACCATTAGGATTATCACAACTAATATCTCTATTAAATGCTAAACTAATCTTATCAAGATATTCATCTTTAATACTTAGCTTATCAATTTCAATATTAAAATATTTAAGAAGATCTGGATGAAGATTATTCAATACAACAGCCTGAAGAAGATGCTTTACTGAAAGATTTGTTTGAGTAATCATATTAGTAATAGTTAATGCAGCAATTAAACCAACATTCATATTCTGATTAATCTTATACATATCTCCATAACACTTTTTACAAATACCATTATTACAAGCACAAGTAATAGGAGTTCTTAAATAAATTGTCTGACCAATAAGATCTTTATTTTTATCACTATTAATTTTAGAAAGTTTTGTTCCGTTAGACTTCTTAGAATAATAAAGATTATTTATATGATTTAGATGTGCTTTACTTTCTACTGTAAAAGGTAGTAAGTGTTTTGTACCACAATCATCTACATCAGAAATATATTCATCATTAAGAAGTATCTGAAGCTTTCTAGTAAGATAACCAGAATTCTTAGTTTGAATTTTAACAGTGATAAGAGCTTTAAGACAACCTACTGCATTTATATAATAATCAGTAATATTTCTTAATCCCATACAGAAATTTGTATCAATTGATCTTGGAATAATTTTCTCTTTAAGATCTGGCTTAAGACCAATATAACCAAGAACCTGTCCAAGCTGTTTTGAGTTAATTCCTGCTCCAGAAGTAATAAAGTTCTTAAAATTATTATCTGGATCATTAATGATACATTCTTGAACTTCATCAATAATATCATGAGTATGATTTACAATTTCTTCAGCAGTTAGATTACCTTCATTTTCTTTAACAAACTTATCTGGTTCATACAAAATCTCTGCAAATCTTTTATTTCTTTCAGCAATTTTAATAAATGTGTGTAAATCAAATGTTGGTCCAAAACTTTGTGTCATATCACAAGTAATTTGGTTAAGTCTATCAATAATATCTACTAGAACTTCACCAATATCAGTATTACCTAATTGAATACCAAAATAATCAATACACCAATCATAATACTTTTCAATTTCATTAATATTACTTACATCTGGAATAACATCAACATTAATATCTTCACTATAAACATAAAATGGTTCAAGAATTATTAGATAAGTTAAAGTCTGTCCCAAAGGTAGTTCTTTTAATTTTTCTCCCATAAATGATACCAAACAAGTTTCATGTCTTCTTTCAATATCCTCTGTAATATAAGTTGAAATTTCATTCATTAATTCTTCATACTTACTTTCATCTGGATCATTAAATAGATCATTTACATTAATTTTTAAATTTTTGCTAATCATAATTTTAGCTTCCTCCTATTTATAGTTAATAATTAAATATTTAAATTATAATTAAAATTTAAATATTTACATTTTTATAATATATATTTTAAAATAATAAATTAAAATTATAAATAAAAAAAGTGTTATAACGAAAAATCGTTATAACACTTTCAATTATTAACCTCTGTTAGCTGCTACCCACTGCTTGTAGATGATATTAGCCTTAGAATTATATTTATCATGAATCTGTCTTCTATACTGCTTTCTAAGCTTACTATGCTTAACATACTTATGATATAAAGGATCGTCTGCTGACTTTGCAGCTGCTAATTCAGCTCTACGAATCATCTTCTTCTTCATAGTCTGATTATCTAACTTAATTACGTTAGCTTCATTAAGCGCAGCATTTTCTCCTGCATGTGCATTCTGATAAATGATGTCAAAAGATTCGTTCATGTATTCAATTACACTATCTGCATTATAGTTATCAAAAAATTGAGACATTTTAATAGCTCCCTTCGTAATAAAATATATTTTATTATAAATATAATAAATTATTGTTAATTTCCCATCTATTTAAATTCAAAAATAACAAAAAAGTATATTTATATATTATATTTATGCATTTATATAAAAGGAGGAATAATTAAATGCTTAGTAAAAAATTAGAAGACTATAAATCAAAAATGATTCAATTTCTTAAGAGATCTTTTCCAGATAAAAGTGAAGAAGAAATTGAAAGTAAACTTGAAGATATTATTGATGAAAGAGATTATCAGGATGATAATATCACAGTTCAAGTTAAATATTTTGATCAAATCAATGATGACAAATATCCATCAATCAATGCTTTAGAAAGATCTCTTGATAAAGCAAAACCAGTAATCACAAAATATGGAACAACTTATATTCAACATTCTGTTAAAGAAGCTTTGGAAAGTAAAATGTTGGATGCTACTGGTAAAAGAAGAAAAGCTGCTAAAGCTAAAAAGTTTGAGCATATCAATGATGAAGATCCGACCATTATGAAAAGATATGATGCTATTCAGCAGACATATAAAGCTAGCGTAATGAATTCATATTATGGTGTGTTAACTGCTAATGGAAGTATCTTTAGAGACTTAGATTGTGGTGAGTCAGTTACTTCAAGTGGTGAAGAAATAATTATGACAGCGATTGATACATTTGAAAAGTTCTTAAGGAATAATTTTCATTTATATGATCCGAGTGATGTTGTAACTTATATTGAAAATATTCTTAATGAAGAATATGAATCAGAAATAGAATTTGAAGGAATTTCTAAAGATTGTTTAATTGACTGGTTTAATGATCATTTTTATGACAGAGATGAATTATATAAAATTCAATTAGACTTAAGAGATAATGAAGCTATAATGAATTATATTGATAATTTGTCTCAAGAAGAAATCAATAAAGTTTATTATAAAAATAATCTTTATGAATTTTTAACTGACTCAGAATTAATTAAAAACTTTGAAGATATATTTAATAATGAAGAACCTTTCTTAGATCCTAATAATCCTTCAGAAGAAAATAAAGAAATTCTTGAAGATATTTGGTTCTATGTTAAAGATTGGGTTTTCTATAATCATATAGATATTAATAAATATAATTATTGCAAAAAAGGTAAGAGAAAATCTGTTCTTACTGTTGATACAGATTCAAATTTCTTATATCTTAAACCTGCATATGAATATTTTAAGAATTCTATTGACAAAGTTGATGATAGTAATGAAATGATTATTAGCTCAATTAACTGTATCACTTATTTAATTACTAAGGTAATTAACGAAGCTTATTTAAGATTTGGTGAACTTCATAATGTTGAAGAAAAGTATAGACCTTTAATTAATATGAAAAATGAATTTATGCTTTCAAGATTACTTTTAACTAAGAATAAAAAGAGCTATGCTTCTTCAGTATTAATGCAAGAAGGAAGACTTATTAAAAAGCAGAAAATTGATCTTAAAGGATTAGCTATTAAGAAATCTAACACAAATAAATTTGTTAGTGAATATTTTACTAATATTCTTAAAGATGATATTATTCTTGCTAAAGAAATTAACTATAGTAATATCATTAGAAAGTATTTTAATCTAATTGATGTTATTAAGAATTCTTTCAATAAAGGAGAAATTACTTTTACTTTACCTTCAAGAGCTAACGAAATCGGAAGTTATGCTATTCCAGCTAATGTTATGCAAGTAAGAGGTGTTTTAACTTGGAATACTTTATTCCCTGAAGATGAAATAACTCTTCCAACTAATGTTAATGTAGTTAAAGTAATTATTGAAGAAGATTATGATTTAATAAGAGAAACTATTTTAGATTACGCAATTAAGAATGATATTACTATTGATGATGAAGAATTGGAAGTATTCTTAAATAGAATAAGTGAAGCTTTTGATTTAAGTTATAAAGACAAAGATAATAATAGTAAAAAGTTATTAGTTAAAGATGGAATTATTAATGTAATTAGTATTCCTAAAACTGTAACTGAAATTCCAGTATTTATTAGACCATTCTTAAATATTGATAATATGGTATTTGATCATCTTAATTCTGGAGTTATTATTCTTGATTGTCTTAATATTCAAACACCTAAAATAAATGATAACTTAATTCCTACAAATATAATTAAGATTTAAAAAGGAGAAAATTAAATGGAAAAATTAGGTAAAATAGAGCCTGGCTCAATGGTAATTGATATGGATGATGTACTAACCTTTACAACTAATTATTGGTTTAATTGTATTGTAAAGAATATTAAAGTATTTGAACCATATATCAATATGAATTTAATTCCAAAGAATTATAGTTATGATAAAGATTTCTATTATCCTCTCACTAGACCAACTTATAACTTTGGCGATTGGCTTTGTAGAAAAGATTTATCAAATGAAGATTATTTAGTGGCTAGAGGTTTTATCATGGAAGCTTACTTCCGTGAAAAAACCTTTTACCAATATGTAATGCAAACACCTTTAGTAAATGCTTTAATTGACATGTTTAATTATAATCATTTTAAATTTAACAAGATATACATTGTTACAAGAACTTTTGAAGAATTTATGAATGCTAAAAAGGATTGTATTAAAAAATTATTTTTGCCTATTATTAAAGATGTAGAAATTATATTTACTGGTATGACTGAAACTAAATCTGAATCTATTAAAGATATTGAAAAAGTATCTTTAATAATTGATGATGAACTTAGTAATATATATGACTACATAGATCATTCAAATAATATAGATAATGCTTTAGTAGTTATTCCAATGACTGGATATAATACACCATTTTCTAAAGAATATTTAGAAAAAGCTAAAGAAAAAAATTTGATGATCAAATATTATAATTTTAAAAAGTAAATTAAAAAGCCTTAACACTATAATAGTGTTAAGGCTTATTTTTTTTTATAGATTAGCTTCTGCTAATTCAATTAATTGACTCTTAGTCATAGTATTATTACACTTGATATCTGCTTCAGTTAAAAGATCAATAAGTTCTTTCTTAGTTAAATTATTAAGATCTACAACTTCTTCAGTCTCTTCCACTACTGGTTCTTCTGTAGCAGTTTCTTCTACTACTTCTTCAGCAATAGTAGGTTCAACAGTAGTTTCAGGAATTACTTCCTTAACTTCTTCTACCACTGGTTCTTCTGTAGCAGTTTCTTCTACTACTTCTTCAGCAATAGTAGGTTCAATAGTAGTTTCAGGAATTACTTCCTTAACTTCTTCTTCTACTAACTTTTCTTCTACCTTTGGAATATTAATTTCAGTTTTCTTTTTAGGAAACTTATTAATTACACCGCTTTCAGCGATAGGTACTGTCTTTGTAGCATTAATAATTTGTAAACCCATTCTTTTATATAAAGCATATTTATCTTCACTAATTTCAATAGGAGTTTTAAAAGGTCCTCTACCTAAACCTGGAATAAATCCTTCATCTAATATACATACTTTCATTTAAAATTTACTCCTTTCTTATAATTTTAAATTAATCTAATGAACTTAAGAAAGTAGCAATGCTTTCGTCTAAAGCATCACCTGTACCACTAAAACGATCACCTAATTGTGCATAATTAATATTATCTATATTATGTCTACCAAATAGGTTTTTAGTCTGAACTTTATTTCTGATGCCATAGTATTCTTCATTTTCATCATCATCATAAATATTACCTGCAGAAGCATAAAGATCGTAATCATTACCTTCTTCATCATATGCATCATCATCAACTGTCATAGAATTCATAACATCACGGCTAAAACAATTCTTACCAAAAGTATTATAATCATCTCTACCATAATTATCATAAACTCCACCAATCTTATTTCTAGCATATAACTTTGAATACTGTGGAGCAGGAGGAACATCATCATCAGGCATATCTGCACTGTCACCATAAATATCATGAGCATTAGCACGAATTGCATTAGAACATTCATCACCACAAATAGCTTCTAATAATTCATCTAAGTCATCATCTTCGTCATCATCGATATCTTCCTTTAAATCAACATCTCCATGAATAGAATTTGTAACTCCACCAATATCTACTTCATCATATGCATCATCATCAGGTTCACCCTTAACAGACTTTCCATCACCAACAACACCATAGTCCATATCTACTTCGTCATCATCATCTTCAAATTCATCGGAATCATAATCGTCATCGAATTCTGTATCATCAAAGTCATCATCTTCGTCATCAGATTCATTATAATAATCATAATCATCATAATCATAGTCATAATCATCAGACTCATAATCATCATAAGATTCGTTTACAAGCATTTCGTTTATAATCATATCAATTGCTTCATTGATTGCTTCACCATCATCTAAATCATCGAAGTCTTCTTCCTCTTCGCCTTCTTCGAGATCATCATAAAGCTCATCATCAGCTGCTCCTTCATCTCCATCAACAGTGTAATCATTATAATATTCTAAATCATCACTTTCCATTAATGAAATTTTATCAAGTTCATCTCTTAATGAATTAAACATAACATTCAACCCTTTCTTTATTTAATATAGTTTGTACTATGCATAATAATATTTTTAATTTCTTTTAAAATATAAATTATACAAGGGATTTGTATATAGGTATAGAAATTTTTATCCACTTTAACATCTTTAGCTAAATTAACTATATCTTCTAAGTAATCCGTTATATTATTTTGTTCTTCATATATCCTACAACGTAAATAAATAATCATTATCTTTTCATTGATAGGAAGATCATCAATTAATAATTTAATATCCTTAGTATATTTAGTTAAATCAATAGAAGTAAATTTTCCAGATTTAAACTTATCATTTAATAATTTATTACCTTTATTATAAATATCAACAGGATTATGAACAACTTCATGGAATTTGTCTTGAACTAACATAAATACTGATTCATTAATATTAATAAAATAATAATAAGGATATTTAAATTCATCTAAATCTAAAGTTTCAAATAATGAATAAATAGAATTTTCATAATCTAAATCTCTATTCTGTAATAAACATTCAACATAAATATTTTTTAAGAATGTTTTTTTATTAATAAATAAATTATTTCTTTTTATAAATAAAGCTAATTTAGGGTCATATATGCCATTATCTTTATAAAAATCATGAATAGTCATATTCATTTTATCAAGATTATATATAAAAGAATTTGTTTTCTTATCATAATAAAATCTTATATATCTTTCTGAAAGATAATCAATAATCTTATCGATATCATCTAAAAATGTAAATTCTTTTTTAGATATTACTGGATCATTTTCAGTTCCTATATTATTATATATAACACTATATTCATCTTTAACTTGTCTACTTTCCAATGTTTCAATATCAAAAGGAGACACAAAGAAACTAATTTTATAAAATTTTCTAATACTTGTATTTGAAAATTCTACATTAGCAACTCTATAAATATAATTTTTCTCTAATATATTAAATACTATTAAATCATCATTTTGAGGTATTATAGTTCCTGGAAGAATTATTGCAGAACCTTCTGATTCACTATCAAAACCAGCATCTTCTTCTAGATTAGTTGAGAAATTCATTTCTCCTTCAAGATATATTGGAAAATCTTCAATTTTATTATATTTAATAGGTGATTCTCCACCTACTATTTCCATTACATTATTAAGACCTTGATCTTGTGTAGAACTTTCTAAATTAATTGAATAATACGTTACAAATGTTGGAGAACCTTGTAACCATTTAGAATATCTTTCAGTAGTATCTAAATAATTATCAAAATAATTAGAAAGAACCTTTTTTTCTATAGAATCTTCTTGTATAAATTTACCCATTATTGTTCACCTTCTCCCTCATTATTTTGTTGTTGTGAGCTAGGAATCATATCAATTATTTCACTATAAAAATCATTTACAAAATTAATATAACGATCTGCTTGTTTTCTAACTGGATCATCTCTATGTCTAGTATTATTTTTCTTAAAATTATCTGAAACAACCATTCCTTTACCAACCATTGAACCAACAGTTCCTAGAGCTACAGCTCCTGCAACCGCTCCTGTAGTTTTTTTCATAGTACTTACAACTCTACCATTACCTTTATTATTAGCAGATCTTTTACCTAAAGCTCCTCCAGCAACTGCACCGACTGCTACACCTGCTGCCACTGTACCTGCTAATTTTCCAACAGTTTTAGCTGCGCCATTTACACCAGCATTATATCCTTTTCCTTTGATTGTTTTAGCATCTTGATACTCTCCAGTGGATAATTTTTTACTCATAGTATTTACAGTAGATTTTGCTCTTTGTATAATAGATAAATAATCATTTCTAGTTTGTAAAGAACTTAAAGATAGTTTTTCGTTTCTAATATCAGTAACTAATCTTTGTTTATCTTTATTATTTTGTACAAATTTTTTTCTCTTTTTCCATAATTGCATTGCAGTGTCTACTGTACCTCTAGCTTCATCTTCATTCATTCCAAAAGCTTCATTATAATATAAATCTTCTTCTAATAAATAAATATCATTCATTAAATCTATTTCAACTTGTTCACTTTCATTTAAATAATTATAAATAGGAGAATTTTGAGAAATAGTAATATTATATTTTTTAGCATTTTTATTAATATTATGAGCTAATTCTCTTTTATATTCTATAGGACAATGATGAAACATCTGTATTGCTTTTTGTACATGATCTTTATCATTTAATGGATATTTTCTTAAAGAAGGAATTCCAAATGTATTTTTATTTAAAGAATTTCTTTGTTTATTAGATAATTCTGACATTTTATTCACCTCTTTTTATAAAATGTATAAGTGTATGTTGACAAAAAAACAAATAGATATAAATAATAATTATAACGAAAGGAGAATTTTATTATAATGAGTTATAAAGAATTTAGAGAAAAAAATAAAAAAGAATTTGATGAATTTCATAAAGTTGGTCGTAAAAATATTAAACTTGAAAAATTAAATGACAAACAAAAAATGTATTCAAAGCCTGGCAAAATTTTTGGTGGCAGTTTAGCTGCAATTAGTGCTATTGATCTTGTTACTGCAAAAAGAGAATATAACAAATATAAAAAATTAGCATCAGAAACAAAAAATAAGAAAGAAAAAGCAAAATATGAAGCTTTAGTAAAAAAATATGAAAAAAGAATTAGAGCCTTAAAAATATCAAGTGTTGCTGGTGCAGGAGTTGCTATTGGTAGTCATGCTGTAGATAAAGGTATTAATGGTGCTACTAGAAAAAGTAGAAAACAATATTCAGATTTACAAAGAAAATTAACATATCGTACTGATGCTGGTAATGTAGTTCCTTTAGAAGAATCTTATTTGAAAGGTTATTATGATGCTCTTGAAGAAATAGAATATTTAGAATATTAATAAAAAAGAAGGTAGTGATTAATATGAATTATTTAGAATTATATAATTTAAATGAAAGTTCAAAAAATTATGCTCTTAAAACGAATGATCCAATTAAGAAAAAATATGAACAAAAAATTGCTTTAGGAAAAGTGGCAAAATTCTCTAATGAAATAAATAAAGAAACTTTTAATAACGATAGAGCCAGAAGACTTTCTAGAGTTGCTAATAAATCTGCTATTAGTGGAACAGCCACTGCTTTAGCAGCTGTAAAATATAGAGAATATAAGAAATTAGCAAAACAAGCAAAAAATGAAAATGAAAGAAAAAAGTATGAAGCTATGGCAAAAAAATATAAGCATTTAGCATTAGGTGCTGGAGCAATTACAGCAGCTAGAGCATCAACAGAATATACACCTTATATCGATGCTAAAAGAATTAATAATAGAGCTATTAAACAAGCTAAAATTGCTAAAAAAAATTGTCCTTCTGCTGCTAAAACTAAGCTTACAGAAGATTTTTTAGAAGGATATTATGATGCTCTTGAAGAAATAGAATATTTAGAATATTAACAAATATTTATTAATTTTAATTTAAAAAGAAAGTAGGTAATAATATGAATTATTTAGATATGGTTTTAGCTGAAGCCGCAGATCAACCAACTTATGATGAGGTGGCAATTGAAGGTGGCAAAATTGCAAAGAAAAAAAATAGAGCTAAAGCAGTGTGGAAAGCTACTGGTAGTAAAGCAGGAAAAATTACTGTAGGTAGCGGAGTTACTGCTGCAACTGCAGGTGCAACAAGTGCAGCTATGCTTAAACAACAGGCAAATAAGTATAAGAAATTAGCAGAACAGACAAAGAATAAGGAAGAAAAAGCAAAGTATGCAGCTTTAGCTAAAAAATATAATAAATTAGCTGTTGCTGCTGCTGGTGCTGCTGTTACTGGTGCTGTTGCTGCAGGTGGAACTATTGGAGCTAATAAAATAAGTGGTTCATCTTATAGAAAGAATTGTGCAAAATTTAAGGAAGTATCAAGTAAAGAACCAGCACTTAAAGAAGCTTATCTTGAAGGTTTCTATGCAGCTTTAGAAGATATGGGTTATGATGATTATGATTATTATGATGAAGATTATGATGATTATGATTATTATGATGAAGATTATGATGATTATGATTATGAAGATGATTATTATGATGATGACGATGAAACTGAAGCTTATTTAGAAGGCTATTATATGGCTTATTTAGATAACGGTTATGATATCTAAGTTTATTTTAAAATAAAATATAAATCGTATATAGGTATATCCTATATACGATTTTTTTAATATTTAAATTCTCCATCAGTTAAATAACCAAATTTCTTTCTATAATCTTTTCTAATTTTTCTCATTTCATCATTACTATAATAAATCATTTTATCCATAACTGTTGGCTTATAAGTAGCATGACTACTTTCAAATTCTTTAATTTTTAATATAATAAAAGATTCATCTTTAAATTCTATAAAAGGTTTTAAATCTTTTAATTTAATTAATTTAACTTTATCAGCTTTAATTGGCTGATCTAAAGTATATTCATCAATTTCTATATTATGTCCTCTTCCAACAATTCTTCTTGGAACAGTAACTTGATATAGATAATTTTCACTAGAAAAATTCCAATCAATTAAATCTTTATATTTTTGATTAATATAAAATTTTCTATTTTTAAAATCAAGAACATAAGCTTTTTCAAAATCTTCTTTATTATCTATATATTTACATAATAATTTTCTTAATACTGTTTGTGCTGAACTGAATAATGGGAAAATTTTATCTGTCGTCCACCAAGAAGAATATCTAGGACTCGATAATTTAGTGCCAATATTAATAGCACCAAATCTAGGATCTATTACGTCATTTTTATATTTTATCTTAGAACCATGATAAAGTGTTACATCTTTAGAAAGAAAAGGTCTTGTTACAGAAGTTTCTAATGTTTCATTATATAATTCATCATATGATTCATTTTTTCCCCAATCTTCATAAGGATCTCCACCATTTTCTTTTTCCCATTTTATATGACATTCTCTAGCATTTTTAACAGCTGGATTTCCACTATTATTAATTCCAGAAGCTCCATCAGTTACTATAAAATAATTAGCATCATATTTTTTAGCTAATTTTCCAACTTCAGAAACAAATTTTCTTGCTGTTTGAATATCTTTACATGATTCATTTAAAAATGTTTTATAATCCAAAGTTATCACCTCTTTTATTATTTCTTATAATAAAAAGTTTTTAAGTATATATTATAGTTGTGATAAATATTTATTAAATTTATCAAATTATTTTTATTATAAAGGAGATTATTTTTATGTCAATGACAAGAAATTCAATTTGTACGGATGGTTTTTTACTTTTTAAGGAATATGAAAATTACTTAAAAGATTCTTCTAAAGCTTTAAATAATAAAGAAAAACTAGAAGAAAGTATTAATCTTGATTTAAAGAATTTTAATGGAAAAATGTTTTATCATGCTTCTATTAAGAATCCAGAAATTAGTAATTATAGTAATTATAAAAAGATGATTATTAATATTTTTGAAAAAGAAAAAATTAATACCAATCCTATTGAAGTACAAAAAACTATTAATGAAATTGCTTTAAAACTAGCAGTTTTTGATCTTAATATTAGACAAGTTTATTTTGGTAAATATGCTTTTTCAACTAAGGAACAGTTTATTGGAAAAATTATTGGAGGTAGTTATAATCGTTCTAAATTAGATATGAATAATGGTATACTTGATTTAGTATATAATTATCATTTTGATTTATTAGTTCCTGCTCCTGTTTACAGTAAAGAATATTCTGATA